GCCCCGAAAACGGCCCCTTCCACACACTGAGTTTGACGTGTGAAGTTCCTGATAACATCATGCCGGTGTCACCAGCGATGAACCTGAAGCCGCTGCATGACATCATCAACGGGCTATTACGCAAGCAACGACGACAAGCACAACGACAAAAAGATATTCCGTTTTATCAAGCTGGCCACCAAGACGATGCTCGCCGTATCGAACGAGCCAGCGATGGTGAATGGACAAGAGTTGACAATCCTGAAAGTGTCAACGTGATGAAGATGGGCGGTGTTGATCCACAGAATCAAGCCTTCGCACATTCCATGAAAGATACGTTCGACCGCATGGCTGGCAACCTCCAGATGATGGCTGGACTTGGGCCACAAGCTGACACACTTGGTCAGGACAAATTGATTCATGGTGCTGTGTCCAAGCGAGAAGCGAACATGCAATATCGTGTGGTCAATTTCACAAGCAATATTTGCCGTGACCTTGGTTCATTACTGTGGCAAGACGAGGTGCTGGAAATCCCACAAGAGTTCGAATCTGGCGGCATACCGATACGTGCAGACTGGAGTCCAGAAGTTCGAGAAGGTGACTTCTTCCAATACGAGTTTGCAGTTGAACCGTTCTCGATGATGTACAAATCGCCGTCTGAACGAATACAGGGAATCAACAACTTCGTCACACAGATTGCACTGCCGATGGAAGGCATGATGCAGCAGTACGGCGGCACGATAGACATTCAGGAACTGGTGGAGCTTTATGCAGAACTCATGGATCTGCCACGACTGAAACAGATTGTGAAGTTTGAGGAGCCGAAGGAAGACCGACCCGGCCCAACTCCACAACAACCGGCACAGGCAAGCCACACAGTTCGTGAGTCCGTTCGCAAGAGCGTACCAACTGGTGGGACTGAACAATCTCGCAGCAACGTGATGCAGCAGATTTTGCAAGGGGGACAACCAAACCAACAACAGATGGCACAGATGGGACGGGAGAAAGCAGTTGGCTAATCAGTTTTTATGGAAAGATCCTGATGGGGTGAATCGTTGGCACGATCATCGACAGCCCCGCAAAAGTTTCAAGAACGAATCAAGCAAGTGTGGAACCAACGCATGGAGTACCGGACTGGTAAGCGATGCGTGTGGTGTTCACCCGGAACAAGTCAAAGAGTTCCAGAGGGACGCACAGTCCCACGGATTTACAGGAGTTGAGTTCACGAAGGGTGGTGAATGTGTTTTTACCAGCAGGCGTGAACGCGCACGTTATTTAAGACACCGTGGTTTACATGACCGCAGTGGCGGATACGGAGATTGAGATGCCAGAAGAACAAGAAACACAGTCAGAAGAAATAGCTTTGACTGAAGACGACCTGAATGTGATCGATGAATTGGAATCCGATTCAGACGAGACAGAACAGGAAGTAACCGAATCAACGGAGACTGCCGAGGTTGAAGCAGTCGCCGACGAAACCCAAAGTAGTGATGACAGTTCCACTACAGAGGAACCAGGGGGTCAGACGTTTAATCCTGACCTCACCGCCCGTGCAACGCAATACGGACTTGATCCGTCTGGATTTGCGAGTGAACAGGCATTGCAGCATGTTGTCCAACAGTTCGACCAAGGGAATGCACAACTCTCCCAGTGGAATAACTGGTATGCCGGACAACAGCGGCAACAAACCGAGGCACAACCACCTCAAGCACCCCAGTTTCGTGTGGATCTGGGGGAGGATTACGACGAGGGATTAAAGTCAGCGATAAATCAGATGGCTGCTCAAATGCAGTACCACTATGACAATCAGCTGAACGTAGTCGCTCAGAGCATCCTAGACCAGCAGAACGCTATTCAGTATCAACAGCAGTATGTTTCTCTTGCTGAAAATCAGCAACACCAACAGCACGCTGCCAGTGAACTGGAGCAATTCAATTCTGCTGTGAATCGCTTAAGTAACGAAGCGTTGTTTGGCGACCAGCCTTACGAATCACTCGACGCTGAATCAACCGAGGCTCAGAACATGGAGTCGCTTTATGAGCGGATGATTGTGTTGGCTAACGGTTATCACGCATCGAATCGAGAAGTCCCTTCTGTGGACGACCTCGTAAAGCAGGCGTATCACGCAACCTTCGCTGACGAAATTAATAACCAAAGCCGAAACAGCTTCAACGCCCGCATGAAGTCGAATAGTCGTCGAAGACTGGGTGGTGGTGGAACCACTGCTGCCAAGACGGAACTTGCTGGAGATGCCGATGAGGCAGTCAACAGCGAAATCCTGAAGGACTTCTATGACACTGCAATTGCGGATAACGGAAGTTGATGAGGTTTGACATATAGGAGGGCATAATCATGCCTTTATTACCTGATCAGCTAGATGACTTTACCACGCTGACTCTTGATAACTTCAAGAAGAAAAGCTGGGTGGATTTGTCATTGAGCAATCAACACCATGTGTTTGCCAGCAAGTTTTTGTCTGGTAAAACACGCACGCCCTTTCAGGGTGGTGGAAATCTCTCGTGGCGTATTCAAACTACGAATACCGGCACGGCGAAGTTTTCCGAACTGTATAGTGTCGATGCGACCGCCGTCAAAGATTTGATGACGACCGCAAAAGCACCGTTTTGTAAAGCGACTGTCAATTTCAGCTACGACGTTGATGAAGATAGTTTTCAATCTGATCGTGAAACGATTATTCGAGAGATTGACATCCGTCGTCACTCGGCGTTTAACGATTACTTTGAATTGATGGAAGAGGCCTTGTGGTCTGCTCCATCGTCAAGCACCGAAAGTCCACGGACTCCCTTTGGGATTCCATTCTGGATTCAGAAGTCGACAACGACTCCTGGCGGTGGTTTCACTGGTGGAGATCCATCTGGATTCTCTGATGGTGCTGCTGGCGTTGCCACCGGCACTGTACCCAACTGGAAGAACTGGAGTGGAAATTACACTTCCGTATCTCGTGACGACCTTGTTGCGAAGCTGCGAAAGGCCATGGCTCACTGCCATTTCAAATCACCAAATCAGTTCGCTGAACTGGGTGGTGGAAAAGGTGAGTCCGACTGGGCGTTTTACACCACGTACTCCGTGTTGGAAGATCTTGAAAAGCTGCTTGAATCTCGCAATGACAACCTTGGGGTTGATCTGGCGAAATATGCTGGCAGTGTTGTAATCAAAGGAAGTCCTGTTATCTGGGTTCCCTATCTTGATGCCAACGACAGTTCTAACCCCATTTACGGTGTGAACCACAAGACCCTTCAGTATCACTACAAGAAGGGCCGAGACATGCTCTGGCATCCGCCGCAACAAGCGGCTCGCCAGCACACGACTCGTGAAGTCCACATGGATTCATGGGGTAACTTCATCTGTCTTAACCGCCGACTCAACTTTGTGTTGTACGTGGCCTAACTGGAAAGGATTTAGTGACATGAGTGATCTATTTACTAGACCGCAACTTAAAGCTGCGTCCCTTCGTCGGGGCCTCAGTCCGACACTCTGGAACCAAGCTCCACTGGCACAAATTAGTGTTGGTGGACTGGATCAAGGGTTCGGTTTTATTGACGACTTCTTTGCGTTTGACGACGCTAGTTATCGCTGGGTATTAACTCAGGATTCAGCCGGTACTGTCGCTATGGACGCTGCTGCCAAGGGTGGTGTTGTATTGTTGGACTCCAACAGTACGACAAACAACCAAGGCATCCAGATCCAAATGGGCGGTGCTGCTGGTGCTGCGAGTTTCATTCCGAATGCCAATGCGAACATTTACTTTGAAGCCAGAGTAAAAATCGCAGACATCGGAACTTCTGGTAGCGCTACCGGCAACCTTGTTGTCGGACTTGCTGCTGTTGATACCACTGTGCTTGCATCAGGTGCAAACTCAACTGCAAATCATATTTGCTTTGAGCATCTTGATGACGACAGCGAAGTGGATTTCCACAGCGAAAAAGCTGGGAGTCGAGATTCATCTACAGGGCTTCATACGCTCGTGGATGATGATTACGTGAAATTGGGTTTTCTTGTCAAAGGTTTGACATCAATCACACCTTTTGTGAACGGTGTTGCCAAAACGGCACATACGACCCAAATTCCAATCGTTGCAATGACACCGACGTTTGTTTGTCATTCTGCTGGAACAACTGATCCGATCCTTCATGTGGACTGGGTTGCTTGTTACCAGGAGGAAAACATCGCTAACTAGGATTTGTCTCCTGTGCGCGGCTCAGGTGGGCGGGCTTCGGCCTGCCTGCCTGGGCTTTGTGCAGGGCTTTTTAAACAGGAATACGCACATGGACCATTTAAAACGTGAGCTTCTTGAAGCCACATTCGACCAATTAACTGAATCACAACACACCGTGCTGGATAAGGCACATAAACTGTTTCACCTCAAACACAGCGGCCCTTTGCCGTATGC